GCTGGGAGTAGAGGTCGGCGAAGCGTCGGCGCGTCGCGGCACGAGCCGTCTCGCGGTCCTCGTCGCTGCCGCGATCCGGCTGGTTCTCGTCGCGCTGGCGGGCATTCTGAAAGAGCTGGCCCAGGGTCGTGAAGGCGTCGCGGTTCGCGTCGATGACACGGGCGGGATCCTGGACCCGCTTCGCCAGGGTCAGCTGGGTGTCGTACTGCTCGCTCAGCGCCCGATCCTGCTTGCGCAGGTCCGCCAGCATGCGCTCGCGGTTCGCCTTCTCCTCGGCGCGCGCGTTGGCCTGCCGGCGGTTCTCGAAGTCCTCCGCGGTCCGGTCATCGGCCGTCTGCTGCCGGCGGGCAGTCTCCGTCGCCCGGCTCGTGGGGGAGGGGTTCCCGACAGTGGTCTCGGCGTTTCGGTACTTGCGCAGGATGTACTGGACGAACTCTTCCGCGGTGATGTCGGAGCGGAAGTCCTTGCCCATGTTCCCCCGGACGGCATCGAGCCCACGGATGTCCGTGGCCAACCGATCGCCGCCGCGCAGCAGGCTCAGGGCGCCGCCGGCGCCCTGCTGATGCATGAGGTAGAGCTCCTCGTTCGTCGCCTCCCTGCCCATGTTCGAGCGGAAGGTCCCGGCGTTGCGCTGAGTGAACTCCTGGAAGGCGCGCATCTGCGCCTCGAAGCCGACATCCACATTGCGGGTGCCGTACATACGCTCCCAGGTCGAGGGCAGGAACTGGAAGAGCCCGGTGGCGCCGGCCGATGAGCGGCGCTCGCCCGAGATCACCCGAGGATCATAGCCGCCGGTCTCGATCTGCCCATTCGCTAGGGCATAGCGGATGCGCTCCTCGCTGACGCCCTGCCCCCGGAGGGTGTCGACGATCCGCTGCTGGGTCGAGCCGCCCCGATAGGTCGTGCCGGGGACGACGTCCGGGATGCGGATGTCGCCCTTCTGAACCTGGAGAGCGTTGATGCTTTTGCCGATCGCAGCGACCTCGCCGAGGAGACGGTTGATCTCCTGCACGGCCGCGCGCATCTGCTCTGGGGTCGAGCGAACGTCGTCCCGAACCTTCTCCAAGCCCTTGATCTGGTTCTCGATCAGGCTCTTCCGGTCCTGCTCGCCCTCGATCTTGTAGTTGAGGATCTGGTCCTGGAGCCGCTTGTGGATCTCGCCGTAGGTGACCGTCAGCTGGTCGAGCTTCGCCTTGCCCTCACGCTGGATCTCGTCACGCCGGGCGCGTAGCTCGGGGTTCTTGTTGACGATCTCCTCGGGCGTGTTGCCCTGCTCGATCTGGAAGATCTGCTCGCGGGCCGCATTGATCTCGCGCTGGATCTGCTCGGCCATCGCGCGAAAGCCGGCCACCCGGGTGGGGTCGCCGGACGCTGCAGTCTGACGCTGGATGAGCGCGAGCTGCGCCTCGTCCGAGCGGATGCGCGCGTTCAGGACGGCCTTCTGCTCCGGCGCGCTCGCCGAGAAGCGATCCCGCACCTCCTTGCTCTGCCCACGGACGATGGCCTCGAGCCCCGTGGTGACCTCGCGATAGGCATCGTCGGCCGCCTTGCGGAGTTGCTCGCGCTCCTCGTCGCTGCCTCCACGAGCGACGATGGCGTCCTTCAGGACCTTGATCTGGTCCAAGACGCCCTGCGCCTCTCCCGAGACGACGCGGGCGGCGGCGCGCATGTCCTGGAGGCCACCGAAGCCGGCGCGACGGCTGGCCTCGGTGACGCCAGCGAGCTGCTGGCCCGAGAGGCGGTCGCGGGCCGAGCGGACCGCGGCGAACTCTGAGGTATCCTGCAGGCTGGCCGCGCGTTCGGCGGCTTGCGCCGTCCGGCGCTGCTGCTCGGTAGCCTGGATGTCGGTCGCCGTCGCCACGACCTCGTTGAAACGAGCGAGCGCCGCCTCGACCGCCTTGACCCGGGCATCCAGACGGTCGGCCCCTGACTTGTATCCGGCGATGAGCGCACGCGTGGCCTGGGTCCGCAGCTCATCGACCTCACGGAGCGCGGCCGTTCGGTAGGGGGCCGCGCCGCCGAGCGGGTTCTCGCCGAGGAGGCGCGGGTCACGGATGACCTGAGCCATGGTCGAGTAGATACCCGGGCCGTTCCGGTCGAGCCGCTGGATGTCGGCCAGCGGATCGACGTCGATGAGGGCGCCCATCCCAGCCACGTCGCCGGAGGCTGTCCCGACCGTGACCTGCGATCCCCGGGCGCGAGCGGCCTGAAGTCGGTTCAGCTCCTCGATCTTCTTGCTCAGGACCGAGATCTGCTCGGACAGCAGAGTGGGGAGCTGCGTGTTCAGCTCGACGCGCAACCCCTGCAGGCTCTTGATCAGCTCGTCGACCGAGGTACGGGCCGGGTCGGCGGCAAGACCGATGTCCCCGAACGCCTTCTGGGCCTCGATCACCGCCGTCTCACGCATCAGCGGATCGCTGTTGAGCTTCTCCCGGCGGTCGATCAGGGTCTGGATCGTGCGGTCCAGGTCGGTCGAGCGCTGCTGGAGCGTCGACTGCCGGGACGTCAGCTCGTTCTCGGACCGCTTCAGGATGTCGAGGGCGACCTGCGCCTTCTCGGCCTCCGACTGGAGCGTGGTGAGGTAGTAGATCAGCCCACCGGCGCCCGCCACCGCACCGGCCGCCAGGCCGACCGGCCCAGAGAGCAGCGCCAGAGCACCGCCCGCCCCGAGCATAGAGGTAAAGCCGGCCACGAGCTGGCCGATCTTCACGGCGGCGATGGCTGTGGCGATGGAGCCGAAGCCAGCGGCGATCACAGGCAGGATCGGGCCGAGCTGGTTCAGCTTCTCCAGCATCGTGCCGGTGCCGCCGGCCGCCGCGGTCAGGACCTTCACCAGCGGGGCAAAGGCGGTGTCCACGAGACCGAACACGATGTTCGTGAGACGCTGGCCGGCGGACGACAGGCTCTCGTTGGCCTTGGCCGCCCCTTCCGTCGCTGCGGAGGTGAGCAGAAACTCCTTCTGGAGGGTGCTGAGCTTGTCGGCCTGCCCGACGAGAGCCGAGAAGGCCGCCGCGGCGCGCAGATCCATGGAGCGAAGCGCCTCGGCGGTGCCGAAACCGGCCTTCTGCAGGTTCTGGAGGACGCCGGAGAAGCCCTGGGTCCGTAGGTCGACATCCGCGAGGTCGATCCCGACCTCCTTCAGGACGCTCCGCAGCTTGTCGGACGGTGCGGCTAGTTCCGTGATGAGCTGGCGCATGCCGGTGCCGATCGTCGACCCCGACTTCACGCCGGCCTGGGCAATGGCGCCGATCGAGGCGGTCAGCTCCGTGAAGCTCACGTCGCTGTCGCGCGCGATGTTCGCGGCGTACTGGATGCCCAGCTGGAGCTGGTCCATCGTCAGCTTGGTGCGGTTCAGCGCAGCGACGAAGACGTCGGCGACCTCGGCCGCGCGCCCGGCCTCCATGTTGTAGGCACCGAGCACGCCAGTGATGGCGGACACGCTCTCCTGCAGGGTCGAGCCCGACGCAGCCGCGAGATCCACGACGGGTTTGAGCGCCTTCGTGACCTCGCTGGCGGCAAGACCGGTCTGGCCGAGGGAGATGGCGACCTGCGTGAGATCGTTGACCGAGAACTTGCTGGTCGCGGCCACCTCGAGGAGGTTGGCGCGGAAGCCAGCCATCTCCGAGTTGGCCGCGCCGGTGATCGCTTGGAACTTGACCAGGTTCTCGTCGAAGGCGACGAGCGCTGCCATCGCCCCAGTGATCGCGCTCGTCAGCAGGCCGAAGGTCGCGTAGTTCGCGGCGAGCTGCGCCTGGAACGCGAACTGCTGAGCCCCACCGTCCAGATCGAAGGCAGCTCGACGCGCCCGGAAGCCCTCCCGGGCGCCGAACTGAAGCTGCTCGTCCGTCTTCGGTGTCGCGGCGCCTACCGCCGCGCGACGCTCGGACGCCCAGGTGCGCAGCAACGCCTTCTGGTCATTGATCGACAGGTTCTCCTGCGCGATCATGCGCTGGAACTCGCCCCGCTCGACCCCGTAGCGGTTCACGAAAGCGGTATCGCGCGAGACCTGCCGAAGAGCGGTCTCCCCTGTCAGCCGGCGGTCACGATCCTTGTTCTCGGTCTCGGCGTTGGCGCGCTCGCGCACAGCCTGCAGCCGGCGGATCCGATCCACCTCTTTGTTCTCGGCTTCCGCGGTCTCACGCTCCCGGCGCGCGCGCAGCCGATCGGTGGCGTCACGGTCCTTGTTCTCGGCCTCGGCCGTCGCCCGCTCCCGCAGGGCCTGGACACGAGCGATGGCCTGCCGATCAGCGAAGGCGTCGCGCTCTGCGAGCGTGCTGCCTTCGCCCAGCCGCCGGACGGCGCGCTCCGTAGAGATGCGCGCATCAGCGATAGCCGCGTCGGCCGAACCAGGCACGGCCTGCCGGACAGCTCGGATCTGGACCCGCTGCTGGGCCGCGACCAGGGCACCCTCGACGGCCTGGCTGGTCGACGTCAGCAGGCGCTCCATCGCCTTGCCTGTCGCCAGGGCGAGCCGCGCGGTGAGCTGATCGGTGGTGGTATTGATGCCGGTGAGGGCATCCTTCAGAGCGTTCTCGGCAGCACGAGCCTGCCCGACCGTGCGGCCATCGGCGACCCGGCCCTCGGAACGGACCCGATCCACGGCGCCGCGGGCTACGCTCAGCTCCCGCTGAAGCTGAACCTCCTTCGCGAGGCTGTCGTTGTACTTGGCCTGCTCGGCGTTGAGCTTCTCGATCCGGCCGAAGGCGCGGGTCTCCGCGGCCGACCCGGGCGCCGCCTTCTCGGCGGCCTTCTGCGCTGCGACGAGGTTGTCCTTGTAGTCGGCCGAGGCCTTGACGGCCTTCTCCATCGTGGTCCGCATCGCCTCCGCGGCGCGCAGACCAGCCGTCATCGCCTCGAAGGTGCGCCGGAGAGAGGCCTCCAGCTCGTTCGAGCCGACGTCGAGGTCGACATTCAGATGGTCTTCACCCGCCATTGACCATGCGCGCGAACGCCATCATGTCGTCCACGCTCTCCAGCTGCTTGGGCTCGGACTTGGAGCCGCTGAACATGCGGCCCACGACGAAGAGCAAGCTCTCAGTCGTGGACATGGCCTTGACCATCTCGAACCGGATGAACAAACCGGACACACGACGAAGATCATCGAGTGTCTTTGACCAGTACAGTTTGGTCAGGTCGCTCGGGTGACATCTGAAAGCGAGGATCAGGCTGTCTTCCCAGCTGAGTTCCCCGAAGAAGTCAGAGATGATGCGACAGCCTGTAGCTTCGCCGCGTTGCTCGCCAGGAGAGTCGCGCTCTTGTCGAACCGGCGGACGAAAAAATCCAGCGCATGCGCCCCGATCCAGTCCAGGATCTGCTCGGCGACCTCGGGCTGGATGTGATGAACCGAGATCGCGTCCGATCCGGCCTCCGAGGCCGACAGTACAGCGCCCCGCTCATCCCGCGGCGCGAGCACGATCTCCAGCGCCGTGAGCGCCGTCTGTGGGTCGAACGAGAGGTTCGGGACGCCCTCCACCCCTCCGACGAGCGCACTGATCTCGTTCAGAAGCCCGAAGCTCATGAACAGCTCGCGGCTCTCATCCTTGTCTGGGTCGAGCTTGATCTTCAGACGAGGCGGTGGCGCGGAAGTTGATACTGACACGATCAAGGCCTCATCTGCTGGCTTTCTCCAATGTGGGTGCGAGTGGTCAAAAGAAAAGGCCCCGTTTTCACGGGGCCTTTTCTCGACATGATCGATTTTGTTCTTACCGGTTGAAGATCTGCATCCGCTGCCGGAAGTCCGCATCGTAACCGGGGTCGGTCGCGACGGGGACCAGCGGCGTCCACTCGAACGGGAGGTTCGAGAAGTTGTCGGAGCTGAAGCCCATCGCGAAGCCCTTCGTGATCCGGCACTTGGGGAAGTGCAGCACGACGGGCGTCGAGAGATCGACGGCGATGCCGACGACACGAACGGCGAAGTAGTTGTTCGCCTTGGCCGGGTCGGCGTCGATCTTATTGAACTCGCCGACCCGGGCGTTGGTGGTAAAGGACAGACCGGTGGGGACCGGATAGCCGGTGAAGGTCACGGTGTTGGTCGAGATCGCCGACACCTTGAAGATGTGGATCTGGTCGTCCAGGGCCTCCTGGATATAGCCCCAGTCGCCGACAGCGAAGGTGTTCGCGGCGGCGGTCGTGAAGGACGTGGCACCAGCGGCCACCGCAGCGGTGATCGCCTGGGGCGGAGCCATGTCGACGAGGCCGGTCGGATCCTGCGACAGGCCGTAGGCGAGGTTCCGGGAGGTGTACTCGTACACCTCACCGGAGCCCGTGATCGGCATGCCGTTGTTCACGCTCGCGACAACATCGTTCATGATGCCCTGAGTCAGGTCCACTTTCGAGGGCGTAGCCTCGACGCGGACGTTCTTGACCAGGCCGACCGAGTGCGTGAGCGGGTTCATCGCCTTCTGCTGCGCCATGGGCGCGATGAGCAGCGAGGCGGTCGAAAAGTGGAAGCGACCCGTGAGGGCGGTGCCGGGTACCATGGAGAAATCTCCGTCTCAGGGTCTGAAAACTGTCGCTTGCAATATTGGCTCTGAGCCCCATTTTTCCAAAGCAGAGCCCCTAAAATCTATGGGAAGATCAAGATCTATGCCCAGGCAGAGCCAATCGAACGTCGAACGTCCTCTGACTGTCATGGTCAAACCCGATCTTGATGCTGTTCTTCGGGCACGCGCCGTCGCGAACCATCGGAGCGTCACGAAGGAGATCGTGTTTCTGATCGAGACGGCTCTCGGTTGTACCTCAGAGAGCGTCCGGGAGACCGTGCATCTGCTCTACAAGATGAATGCCGAGGTCACGTCTGAGCCGGTAGCGTCCCCGCTCGCGTGACGCGCGCGCTGACCTGGATGTCGAACGTCGGACGATAGTCCACGCGCGTCATCGGCGAGACGGAGGTTCCGTCGAAGATCACGGCCTCGAAACCGGTCCGTGATCCATCGTCGTTGAACATCGGGAACCGCTTCTGCGCCTGAAGACGCTGATAGAAGAGGTCCGCGTAGTTGGTCGCTCGGACAAGGCTGGGGTCGTCGATGACCATGATGCCGATCCCGAAGTTCAGGTCGTGGAACTTGTCGTTCTCCGTACAAGAGAAGCCAACAAGACCGACGAGATCCTTATTCGGAAGCTTGAAGTCTTCGGCATGACCATCCCACTCCGTGTACTGAACGTCGGAGCCGAACTGAGCTGCCGTGTCGATGATCATTCGGACCGTCGATAGGCGAGCGATCTTGAACATCTTAGGTCACCTTCTTGACACGCCGGCTCAAGGCCTTCCGCAGGGACTTGTCCAGGACTATGGGGAGTCGATTGCTGATCCAGAAGATCAGGGTGTTCTGGAAGAAGGGACGATGGGTGCCATGCGGGTTCTCGAGCTTGTAGAGCAGGGGATGCTTGGGATCGCGGTCCGGTGCGCCGACCTTCTTGAGGTATCGGACGAACAGGCTCTCGCTTCGAGCGCCCCCGTCACCATAGGCCCCCGGAAGCGATTGAGGGCTCACGCCGGCCTTCTCCTTGCCGGACGCCTGGGCAAGGATGGAGAGTGACACGGTGACCTTCCGAGGACCTCGTCGCACGATGATCTTCGGGTCGACGAGCGAAGCCAGGGCAGGGCCGAAGTAGTCGAGGAGGACCTTGCGCAGGTTGCCGGTGTCCACGAAGAAGGTGTCCGGCTGGCCGGCAGAGACCGCGCCCCGGCGCCGCCGGCTCGACACCATCCGGCGGCGCTTGTTTTCCAGCGTTCGCTTGGTGAGAGCTACCCACTCGACGGTCGTCTTCCCCTTAAGGCGTGAGGAGGCGCTATCGGTCGAGGAGACCGCCGATGCCCGGCTGATGCCGTCGAGCGCCGTCGTGATGGTGCCGCTCGCCGGTGACCGGATCTTGGTGAAGACGCGGGCGGCCTGCGAACCGAAGCGATCGGCGTCTTGAGCAATGTCCCGGACGATGTCATCTCGAGCGGCGAAGATGCCTTCGGCGGTCCGCTCGACGCCTTTCTTCTCCGCCTGAGCACGCAGCAGCTCTACGCTCTTCGCGGCTACGAAGCTGGGGTCTTGGTCGACTGTGTTGGCGCGCCTACCGCCGACCCTGAACAGGAGGGTGAAGTCAGGCACGGCATCACTCGATCTCGGCGATCGAGACCCCCAGCGCCGGGTTCAGCCGCTTCACGGTCTTGCCGTTCACGACGTCGCCAAGCTGCACGCGGGCGCCCGTGATCAGCCGCAGCCGGTCGGTGGGCACCCGCAGGCCCGGGTCCTCGTTGCCATGCGTGTAATTCTCGATCGACACCCAGATCGGTCCCAGCTCCACGAAAGCTCCCGCCGCCTGGGGGAGTCCGGTGACAGGGTTCATCGTGGCGCTAGCCCGCCGCTGCCAGGAGACCTCTGCGGTCATCTGGAACAGCACGAAGCAGCGCGACACGACATCGTCGTGGGCGAGAGGCAGCTCCCAATTACCGACGAGCATGATCCGGTTCGCTGGGTCCTGGAAAAGATCACGCGCCTTGACGGGCTCGCGCGGGCGCGTGCGCAGACCGAGCCGCGGTAGAACGAAGACGCTGGTCGGCAGGGCGGTCGGGTTGACCGGAAAAATGACGCCGCGAAAGCGGGTCGCCTTGCCGAGCTTCTTGAGCCAGATCTCATTCTGCGCCTGAAGACGCGACAGCAGCTTCGGCACGGGCTCAGCCCCCGATGCTGGTGGCGGGCGCGACGCCGGTGACCGGATCGGTCGTGACGATGCCGAGCTGCAGGGCCGGGATGGCTCCCACATCGGGTCCGACGTAGCCCATCTCGACGGCGATCCCGGTCAGCTCGTCGGCAGTCGCCGCCACCAGCGCATCGAAGGTGCCAGCCTCTTTTAACCGCTCGAACTTGAGGGTCCCGTCCGTCTTCGACTGCGCGATCCGGTATCGCAGGCCCGGGAAGAGCAGCTGAGCGGCCGACAGCACGACGGCGCGTGTGGCGCGCACCTCGGCCAACGTGCCAGACGTCAGCGCCGCCTCCAGGCGATCCTTCCCTACGAGGCCCTCGAGGACCAAGCCGGCCGCGAAAAGATCAACCTCGTCGTCGCGCAGCTCGTCCTCGTTGATGCCGAGGTAGGCTCGGACATCGTCCGGCACGACGCTGTGCAGGGGCAGCTCGACGACGCGGTAGGCGAGGCGCTTCTGGTAGCCACAGCCTTCGGCCGTGAAGGTCACCACGACCTGCCGGCGCTCGAAGCTACGATCCAACGCGATGGTCTGGTGAATGGCGAGGATGGGGATAGAGACCCCGGTGGCGTCCGCCTCCGGGGCCAGAGCCTGAGCGATGGTCAGTGGGGCACCCGCGCCATCATACAGGCTGTACTTGACCGAGCCGACGTCCGGGACCACCAGCCCCTGTGGCGCCTCGAAATCGACCCAGAGCGTCACGGGGGTTGAAGGTAGGACGTCCACAGGTCACTCCTGCTTCGACGCTGCGGGGCTGGCCTGACGGCCCTTCTTCGGCGCGTTGTGCTCGACCTGCTTGGTCGAGGGCGGGACGGGCTTGCTCTCGGGCCGCCGGGCGCTCTCGGCGTCCACGGGGTAGCGATCCAGGAAGCTCGCGAGAGCCAGCTCCTCGTCACCATCGCTGGCAGCGAGCGTCTCCAGCCATTCCGCATCCGTCGCCTCGTCGTTGACCTGAGCGTGAACCTCGACCTTCCCGAGCGAGATGAACTCGGACCAGTGCAGGGACTTCTCGACCACGGTGATGCCGTCAGCACGGACCAGCTCCTCGCGGGCCGAGTTCATGAGCTGGAACGGGCCGTTGGTACTGACTAGGATCTTCATAGGTGCGACCCTCCGCGAAATAGTCCCGCCGCACACAACTGCGCGGCGGGTGCTCGAGACAGCGCCTACAACTTACGCGTTGTAGTTGTAGATCTCGCGGGTGTCGCCGAAGACCAGGCGGAAGCCGGAGACCTCCGACTTGACGTAGGTGATCGACTGCTCCTGGATCGCGCGCTCGCTCTCGTTGATGAGCGAGCCCGCCTCCGTCAGCTGCTCCAGGGTCTCGGACCGGCGGATGCCGATGAGCTGTCCGGCCGGCGCCGTGGTGGAGAGCACGAAGTTGATCTGGCCGTTGAGCAGCGGCACACCACCGATGCGGAAGCCGGTCGCCGCGAGGTTCTCGGCGTCGGTCGTGGTCGCCGCGCCCGCGGTCGGCAGGGCGAACATGAACAGCCACTGGATGTAGCTGTCCCAGTTGCCGACGACCGTGTCGATCGGGACACCGGCCTTGGCCCGCGACACGAGCCACTGCAGGAGGTGCAGGTAGGAGATCCGTCCGGCGGTCGCGTTCGGGACACCGGGCGTGCCGTTGAAGGACGACTGGGTCTTGACGACGGCGGCCGGGTTGACGGTGTCGCCGTTGACGAGCAGCTCCGTGGCGAGGCCGACCTTCGACAGCTCCAGCTCACGCATCATGCGCGCCGCATAGGGCGTGAGCAGGTCGAGGCGGGAGCGCCGCTGGAACTCGTAGGAGGTCCGGTAGCCGCCGCCGATCTTGTACATCTTGACGCGCTTCTCGCTCGTCGAGATGGACCCGATGCGGAACCGGCCGAACTCGGTGACCGGCCCGATGACCTTGAAGTCGTCGGCGTTCTCGTCGTTGATGACCGTCGAGATCATCTCCACGCCGTTGATGGTCCGGCTGGAGCCGACGAGCGAGGGCAGGGTCTCGTAGTCGACCTGGCGCGAGGTCGAACGGATGAGGTCGTCCACGACCTCCGGGAACAGCGCCCGGGTGCCGGGGCTGTACTGGAAGGTGTCCGAGGCGAGGTCGAGGGTGACGCCGCTGTCGAAGTCGTCGCCGATCGGCAGGTTGAGGAACTTGAGCGCGGCCTCGTAGCCGTTCAGCTCCTCGTAGTTGTCGCGGTTCTCCGACTTCGTCGGGTCGATGGCGAGCCGCAGGTAGTCGCGCATCTCCAGGCCGTAGGAGCGGGCGCTGGAGATCAGCTGCTTGCCGGCCCGGATCGAGCCGTCCTCGTCGTTGCGCAGCGCCAGACCGGCCAGAAGGCCCTCAGGGGACTGGCGAGCCGCGGCAAGCTCATGCAGGGGGCGGATGGTCATTGTCCCGTACTCCTCGGGCTGTTCTTGGTACGGAACGTACCACTAGGGTTGAACACAGTTGTTGCGTTGGGCCGACCGAGTAACGACCCGGTCGGTATTGATCAGAGCTTGACGATGGACGCGTACTTCACGCCCTTGATCGTCAGAACCTCGGCGACGAAGACGCCGGGGCTGTTGCCCGCGACACCCTTCTTCACGAAGCCGTTACCGGCGCCGACCACGGGATCGCCCTGAGCGAGGGTGTCGTTGGCGAGGATCGGGACCAGCTCGGAGAACCGGAACTGGGCGGTGATCATGCCGCGATCCTCGTAGACGTCGATGCGAGCCACGCTGCCGTGGATCTGGGCACCGTCCGTCAGGAGCTTCATCCCGCAGGGGACCGCCGGGTCCGGCTCCACGAGGCGGCCCAGAACGTCGGTCTTGCTGATGCCGTTGGGCAGCGTGAAGACCATCGTGCGGTTGAAGGGCTCGTTCTTGATCGAGTGGACGTGAACGGTCTTGTGGAAGGGGGCGGACATGGCCGTTGGCTCCTGTCAGATCGTGTTGCGGGGCGGCGGGAGCCGGCGCTTACGAGGCGCGCCGCTTGAAGCCGGCGTTGCTGTTGGAGCGGGCGGGCGCCGAGCCGAGCTGAGCGAGGCCGCCGGACAGCCGGGCGCCGATCGCCTTGACGCCGTCGAGCGCCTCGCGAACCTGCGTCACGGCCTTGTCCGGGTCGGCATCGAGCGTCGCGCTCGTCTGGCCGAGCATGGTGAAGAGCGGGGCGACGAGCTTGCCGGGGAGGGCGAGCGCGGCGTCGAGCTTGGTCTGGAGGTCGGTCGCCTTGGCCTCGGCGGCGGTGAGCTTCGCGGCCTGGTCCGAGCCCTTCAGCTCGGTCAGCTCCGACTGCGCCGCGGTGAGCTGCGTCTGCAGCGCGTCGGCGCGCTCCTTCTCGGTCTTCGCCGCGGCCTCGGCGTTGGCCAGCTTGGTCGCGTTCTCGGCGATGATGCCGGCGAAATCCTTGGCGTCCATGTCGAATAGGTCCTTCTGCGGGTCGGTCTTGATCGGCGTCGGCGCCGCCGACCCGGTGGAAAGCTCGAGGGTCAGCTGGGGGACCTCCTGCCCTGAGGCCGAGAGCTGAAGCCGGTTGCCCTTGATGCGGGCACCCTGCGCGCCGCCCTGGCCGACCAGACTCATCTCAAACCAGCTGTCCAGTTCGTCGACAATCACATGCGCCCCGTCGTGGCCCATGCGGTTGCCCTTGTCGTCGACACCGCCCCAGATGTTCTCAATGTCAGCCTTCGGCCCCATGAAGTCGAAGCCGGTCTTGTTGGACTTCGCCGACTTGCCCAGGATCGCGACGCTCACCTGGTCGATGGTGCCCGAATTGACCTTCGCGATCAGATCCGAGTGGGTGTTGTCGATCCAGAACAGGGTCAGCAACTCGGTCGCGCCGTCGATCCCCGTTCCCTCGGAGATGTTGCCGGCGAAGACCCGCCCGATAGGGAGCTGATCTCCGTCCGAGCTGCCGTGCATGATCTGCAGCGGCCGGCTCTCCTTGGTCAGCTCGCCCAGCATCTGGGCGAGGAAATTCGTCGTGTGGACCGCACCCATGTAGACCGGGTGCTTCTTGCGGACGGGCGCCGTGGAAAGCGCCGCGGCCTCGAAAATCGCCACCTTCTCCGGGTCGACGTCCGGCGCCGCGGACTTGACGCGGGCCTTCAGTTCGTCGTTGAGGGTGAGCTGCTTCACAACAAGGGGTCCGTGTTGAGCTTGCAGCGAGATAGGAATAACCGCCTTATGCTTCAACACGACAGCAACGTACGTGCCCCTAACAATTAGGGGTCAGTACGTTGCTCCTCGATCATCTTGTAGGCTTGCCCGGTGAGACTTGCCATCGCCAGGCGTCGCGTCTGCCGGCGGTTGGCGGCCGTGGCGCGCGTGCGCGGCGGACTCGAGGCACGACCGACACTGTCCGTCTTCGGGCTGACGTCCTCGGGCTTCGCCTTGGTCGTGCCCGAGGTATCGCCGGCCGGCGCGCTCTCGATGGCCGACAAGAAACCGGTCCCTGAGAGCTGCGGAGCGCCCGGCGGCGGCAGTCGCTTGTAGACCCAGAGATGGTACTCGACGTCCGTGATGAGGCCGTCCGAGAGGTCCTGGCGCAGGCGCTGCGAGCGAAGCGTGAGCTGCGGCTCGAGTTCGGTCCATGGGCGCAGCTCGGCAGGATCGAACTCGACGCGAGCGAAGCCCTGGTAGCCGTCCTGGTGCAGGACGAAGGAGAACATCCGACCGTAGAAGTCGGCCAGGGGCTCGTTCAGCTGGTCGGCGTAGAGAGCGGCCAGGCGCGCCTCGACGGAGCCCGTGTTCACGCCCGAGCTGCCTCGACCTAGGATCGTGCTCATGGTCTTGAGTGCGGCCTGGTTCTGGGCGTTCAGCACCTCGATGATCGGCGTGATGTTGAGCGCCGTCCCCGGCGCCTTGTCATTGAGCATCTTCAGCTCGACGGCATCCGAGTGGACGAGGCTCTGGTCTACCGCGATGTTGTCGAAGGCGGACTGGATCTCGCCGTAGCGCGCATTCAGCCAGTCCTGCTTCTCCTGCTCCCTGCCAGGCTGGCGATAGGTCGCCGGCATGTTCTTGGTCAGGATCTCCTCGAGCACCTTGATCTCGATGCGCGGATACCCGGTCGCGCGCATGATGCGGTAGAGGTCGTTGATGACCTGCTGTCGCGCGGCGATGGTGTTGATCGCCGAGACGAACGGGGAGACGGTGTAGATCGCGGTGGGATCGCGCCGATAGAACGCCACCATGAAGGCGGGCGTGTCGATCGGGACAGGATCCGAGACGCCGGGCACGACCTGGCCCGGCTTGTAGTCGCCGGGCTTCTTCTCGACCCAGCGGATGCCGGCCATGTCGACATTGCGAATATGGTCGGGTGTCCCGGCCTTATCGAAGACCAGCTCGCCCCCGATCGCGCCCCGCATCAGGAGCATGTAGCGAAGCTCTTCAGCCTGACGGTAGATGCCCTGCCGAAGCTGAAAGCCGAGGGTATAGTCCGTCTGGTGAGAGAGCTTCGTCACGAGCTGCTGCAGCTCGCGGCTCTTCTCCTCGTCGACATTGCCGTCCAGATCCTCGGCGTAGACGATCATCTGGGTGTCGGCGAGCGTCAGGTAGCCGTTCACGGTCCCGGACATGTCCGGGTCGTTCTGCATCATCTTCTTGATGAGGCTCTGGCTGTTGTCCGCCAGACGGTCCTGAAAGAGATCGTCCTGGTGGTCACGGTACTGCGGCAGCGTCAGGACCTGATCCGCGTTCTGCGGATTGTAGGTCGGCGTGTTCGCAGTACCGCCGGCACGCGCCTTCTTCTTGAAGGGTACGATCGCCAGCAGCTTCGATGCAAGATTGTCGGCCACTAGCGTAGAACCCCGGCATGATCAGCGCCACGAAATATGGGTCGACCGACAGGCTGGAACAACCGTGAGCCGCCTCCTAAGAAAACAGAAGATCTTTGATCGGTCGAAAACTCGATGCCCGCACGCAGACGAACTGCCGTCTGCTGCAAAGCAGCGGCATGCAGAAAGTGATCATCTCCATTGATCTTGTTCCAGACCGGAGGCTCGTCGGGAGCCTCGATGCGGATCATGTCACGGAAGTGGGTCTTCACGAGCGAGGCGAAAGGACCGTATCCGGCCAGCTGCCAGGTGCGGAGCCGGCACTGCTTCGCGACCAGATCGAGAGCCTGCGTCCGGTTGATGGTGTAGTGGGTGATCACCTCGAACTCGTCGACCTGCTCCTTCACCGCCGGCGCGACCTTGGACGTCGAGTAGGCCATAGGCATGATCACGCCGTTCGTGACGTCGCGGATCGCCTCGGCGGTCGGGGTATAGGGGTACATGTCGATGCCCCCCTGGATGATGCCCAGCGTCTCCACGCGGCCCTTCACGAACTCGACGATGTCGTGCTGTGGAACCTGGTGGAACTCGAGGAGAGCGTTCGGCTTCCCGATGACGACGTGACAGGTCTGCCCGACGTCGCAGCCCAGGAAGAGGTCGCCCGATCCCAGCTCGCCGGCCTCGACCTGCCGAGGCGTCATGATGGCGATGAGGTCTTCCTCGCTGATCCGGGCGTTGCTGTCGTTGAAGGCCTCGCCGATGACGGTGTTGTGCCAGCCCTTCAGATTGTCCTTGCGCTGGTACTCCAGCAGCATGCGGAAGATGTAGGGGATCGTGATCGTGGTGATCGAGAAGGGCCGGACGCGATAGCCCCGGGCTCGCCGCGAAGGGAACTCCGGGATCCACTCGCGCCCGGGCGCGCCGAGATCGAGCGGCCGGGAGCACTTCTCGCAGCGGACGTAGGTGCCGTCCATGTCGATGGCATCGACCTGCTCCTGAGAGAGCTTCGAGAGATCCTCATGGTCTCCTCGCAGCCCCGGCAGGCAGAGGAACCGAGGATGGAAGATCGGCACCTGATGGTGCCCGCAGGCACAGCGGATGAACCACTCGTGCTTGTCGGACGCCTGGTAGGCGGCGTCGATCCCGTAGCCGAGGTAGGTGGGCGTCGAGAAGCGCTGCGTGATCTTCCAGAGCGAGCCCTGGAGGCGCGACTGGAAGAGCGAGCGCATGGACTGGTCGGCCAGATCGACCTCGTCCTCCATGAGGATGTCGGCCGAGATTGAGGTCGCCTCGCCCTCGGTGGTGCCGGTGATGTACCCGAAGCTCTCGTCGACCTGATAAAGCCCCTTGTGACGCACGGGCTTGGCGACCATCGGCCCGTTGAAGATGGACTCGCCATCGATCAGGGTCTTGATCCGGGTCTGCGATAGGCGGTCGCGCATTGGAAGCGTGGGCATCGAGAAGATGCCGGACGTTCCGACGTTGCGCTTCAGGAAGCCGAAGAACTTCCGCATCTGGACCTCGGTGAGGCCGATCTGCGAGAGCTTCATGCACGTCAGGTCGGGATGCATGTCGTCCACGATCTGACGCTGGAACTCGAACCCCTTGAAGCTGAACGGCCGCTGCCGGAGCTTGGTGTTCGATCCGATCCACTCCGACATCGACATGGTCGTGCTGTCGTCGGGAAAGCGCTCGTCGAGCCCCGCGATGAAGGTCGTCAGGTGCGGGTTCACGGCCGAAGGCTCTCCTCGGCCAGCTCTCGCTGGAAGGCCTCGAGCAGATGGTCGGGCGGCGCGCTTTCGCTCCACAAGGCCGGAGCGGGGGCCACAGAGGGCTCGAAGATCCAGGGGATCTCAGGGATCAGGAAGGCCTGGGCGAACTGCCCCGCGTCACGCCGACGCCCGAACTGAAGGGCCTCGGGCGGCGGCGACCCGTCGAGACGAAAGACGAGGCGCAGGTGCTCACGCTGGACGCGGTCCCCATCCCCATCCCCGATGAAGGCCACGTAGTAGGCGTGATCCGGGTGCCGGATACGCCAGAGCGAAGCTGACCCCGCACGGTCCGTTTCGTACCTGCCGATTTCTCCATAACGATCAGCCATTTACGCCCCCAAGCAGATCATCCGCAGCGCCGGTGGCACCCAAGATCATCGAACTAGATATTCGACCTTCTTAGGTACATTGCTGCAATGTCCGTCTTCCGCTCGCCTTGGATTAAGACTACCGACCCACTATGTCAGCGAGCCCTCGGAGCGGACTTCGATCATGACAGATAGGACCTATCCGGCCCTGCCAGAAGGCCTGGCCCTCAAGCTGCGGGCGATCGAACAGCTGATGGAGTTCGATCCGAACTACCTGACGTCCGACGAATGCCCCTACTCGACCGACCTGCAAGGCTACCTCCGGCGCCTCTTCACGCCGGCGCGCACGGGGCGCGAGGACAGCGCGGGTGACGTGTTCACGCCGGGGCAGGACGACAACGAGCAGGCGGATAGCCTGATCCGCGAGATCCAGAACGCCATCAACTCCATGAAGCGACTGCAGCAAGACGTCGACAACAGCGACGATGTGGGAGACCGCCTTAACTTCCTGAAAAACTTCGGATCCTTGATGGATCGCTTCTTGTCTCTGAAAGAAAAGGCGCAGGGCATCAAGCAAATGTTCGAGTTCCAGCGCGTAGTCATCCAGACAATGGAGCAGGTACTGGACAAAGACGGGCGCCTAGACTTCAAGAAACGATTAAAAGAGGCCAATCTTTCGCTATCTTGATTTGCCCTCTCACTTAGGTACGTTTCGTACCATGCGACATCAGATCCGTCAGTTCATTTGGCGCTCGATGGCTATGCTGAGTGCGTCCATAATTTGGGATGTACTTAAGCTCTTTATCAAAATCTAAGGGGTACCGCGTCTATGTCAGCCGAAGGCACTGGGCCGGCGAGTAATATTTTCGCCGATAACTGTGATCGATACTGGGACCGCGGTCTCCCAGTCATGCCGCTCAAGCGTTACACCTCAAACGGCGGGCCTGAGGGGAAGCCGACCGGTAAAGAGCCCGTCGTCCTGAACTGGCAGTCGCTCCAGGCCCGAATGCCGAACGAGGCCGAGCGGACGAGCTGGCGCGTCTTCCATCGCAACGGCAACATCGGCCTGCCGCTCGGGCCACAGTCCGGTCTCGTGGCGATCGACATCGATACCGACGACCCGAAGATCATCGGCATCCTGAACAAGGTGCTGCCACCATCGCCGTGGGAGCGCGTCGGTCAGAAGGGGATGGTGCGGATCTACCGCTACGACGGCCAGCCGATCATCCGCATCAAGTACCGGGACGAGGCAGGCAAGCTGCAATCCCTCGTCGAGATGCTCGGCGCCGGCTCCCAGATCGTGCTACCGCCCTCCGTTCACCCCAAGACAGGGCGGCCCTACTGGGCGAACAAGGACCTCGTCGATTGCCTCGACGACGTCCGCTCCCTCCCGCACAACATCGAGCAGATCCTGCGGGACGCTCTCAGCCAAGCCGGGATGAGCCTCGGGACGTCGACGTTCGGCTCCGTCACCGACTACGTGTCGACCGGCAACCGCGACAACCACCTCGTCGGGCTCGCCGGCCTGTTCGCGCGCAACGTCGTGAAGGGCGAGAAGACCCTGAAGGAGGCGCTGACGGAAATCGAGGTCGCCGCGGCGACCTTCATCGAGCGCACCTACGGCGACAACATCGACCCCAAGAAGGGGCCGACGAAACTGATCGAGTTCCTGATCCGCGACGTGAC